TTTGTTTCAGAAAAAAAGTAAAAAAAAATGCAAATTAATTGCATTTAATGGTGTACAATCGATTTAAACTATGGTAGTATAGTTATATCAAATGGAGAAAATGATATGACAAAGTTTAACAAATCACAATTTACCTATCATGGCGGATATCTTGAGTACACAGGTACTTACGAAGGTCAACCTACATGGGATGAAGTTGCTCCAAACTGTCATCCAAGTCGGGTTGGCCAGCCTATGGAATTGTTCATTGCACGGTTTAAATATAATGGACCATTTACAAAAGCAAAGTTTGTTAAAGAACTTATTAAAAATTTTACTGTTGAAGAATACGTTGAAGCACGAAACAAAAAAGGTTCAGACGGTGCTCCTTTAAATATACTAAAGAATAAAAACCCTGCATGGTATGAAAAAATAATTATGGACTGGAGGTCAAAAGCCTTAGCATAAAAAATTTCAATTAAATGCATTTAGGGGGTTTACAAACCCCCTTTTTTAGTATAGACTGTACTAATCAAAAAGGAGAAAACATTATGACTTACGTTCTAATATCGGATATCGCCTATACTTCAACTAAATCAGAAATCAAACAATTCGCAAAAGAACATGGGTGTGCACTTTCACTATTCCAAACAAACGGACCAGGTGGTGGAAATCATGTGTGTACTTTCACATCTAACAACTTAGATTATATCCAAGAATTATGCGATCAACTACAACTACCCCACTCAAAAATATTAACATCATAAATAAAGGGGTTTACAAACCCCCAAAAATATGGTAGAATATAAATCTAACTGGAGGTATTCTATTGTCATTCTATACGTCTGTGAATCGTTATGGCAACACAATTATGTATCGTGGATACAATGATAGTGGCGCGTCTATTTCATATAAAGAAAAATTTAAACCAACTCTTTATACAAAGTCTCAAACTCCTACAAAGTTTATTTCTTTTGATGGTGGTTATGTAAAGCCAAGACCATGTGATAGTATGAAAGAAGCTAAAGAGTGGTTGGAATTTCACGGTGAAATGGAAGGCTTTAAAGCCTATGGTACTACAAATTATATCCATCAATTCATTACAGATAAGTTTCCATCAGATATTAAATTTAATCCTAACCATATAAACATTGTAAACTTTGATATTGAGGTTGCTTCAGATGATGGGTTTCCTATTCCAGAAGCAGCAGCTCATCCTATTACAGCAATTACTTTAAAGTCTAGTAAGTCATCTATATTTCAAGTTTGGGGTTTAGATAATTATGATCCTTCTAAAACTGAACTAGATCTTGATGGAAGTCTTATTCAATATCACTATTGTAATTCTGAAGAAGAATTGCTTGTTAAGTTTATAAACTATTGGACTAAAAACTATCCTGATGTAATCACAGGTTGGAACTGTCGTTTCTTTGACATTCCTTATCTTGTAAATCGTATTCATAATCTTGGTACACAAGAAGCAGTTAACAAACTTTCTCCTTGGGGACTAGTTAATGATCGTCCAGTATATCGAGCTAATCGCCAACTTCCGGCTTTTGAAATTGTTGGAATACAGCAAGCTGATTATTTAGAGTTGTTTACTAAATTTGGATATTCATATGGTCCTCAAGAATCATATAAGCTAGATCATATTGGTTATGTTGTAGTAGGTGAACGTAAACTATCATATGAAGAACATGGTAATTTATATACTTTATATAAAAAAGATCATCAAAAATTTATTGACTATAATATTAAAGATGTTCAATTAGTTGATCGTATTGATGCTAAGATGGGCTTAATTAATTTAGCTTTAACTATGGCATATAAAGGTGGTGTAAATTTAAGTGATACATTTGGAACGACTAATATATGGGAATCTATCATTTATCGTAGATTGCTTAGTAAAAATGTTATTACTCCACTTAAACAAATAGATCAAATTCGCTGGTATCAAATTGCTGGTGCAACCGAAACATCAAAGAATAAACCTGGTTCTGAAGCAAGAAAGAAAGGTAAGTCTCATTCCATTGCTGGAGGCTTTGTAAAGGATCCACAGGTCGGTGGCCATGATTGGGTGGTTTCCTTTGACTTAAATTCTCTATATCCTAATATTATTGTTGAATATAATATTTCTCCAGAAACAATGATACGAGATCCTCGCATTTGTTTCTCTCAAGGTCCAGATAATTATATGAAAGATGATAATAAAGTTAATGACAATTATTCTATTGCTGCTTCTGGTGTAGCATTTAGTAAAGAAAGACAAGGTATAATTCCAGAATTAATTGTAGATTATTATGCTGAAAGGTCAACAATTAAAAAACGAATGTTATCAGCTAAATCTGAATATGAAAAATCTAAGAATTCTAAACTGGAATCTGAAATCAATCAACTTGAAAATAATCAGATGGCAATTAAAATTCTTTTAAATTCTCTTTATGGCGCCTTAGCAAATCAATACTTTAAATATTTTGATAATGCTTTAGCTGAATCTGTAACACTAACAGGTCAGCTTTCTATTAAACGCGCAGAAAAAGCAGTTAATAATGAAATGAATAAACTGCTAAAAACTGACAAAGATTATGTCATAGCAATTGATACTGATTCTGTTTATATTAATATGGGTCCTTTAGTTAAAAAATTACAACTAAAGAATCCAGTACAAGATTTAGATAAACTATGTAGTAAACATTTCGAACCAATTATTGCTGCTGAATATTCTAAACTATTTAATAAAATGAATGCCTATACACCTCGTATGGAAATGGGTAGAGAAGTTATAGCTGATCGTGGTATATGGACTGCAAAAAAACGATACATATTAAATGTACATAATAATGAAGGTGTACAATATGCAGAACCAAAACTCAAGATCATGGGTATTGAAGCTATTAAATCATCTACACCTGCAGTTGTACGTGATAAATTTAAAGAAGTATTTAAAATTATTGTTACAGGTGATGAACAAAAAACTCGTCAGTTTATAGATGATTTCAGATCTACATTTAAATCTTTACCTGCTGAAGATGTTTCCTTTCCTCGTGGTGTAAGTGAAATAGACAAATGGAAAGATCGTAAAACAATTTATGGTAGAGGTACACCAATTCATGTAAGAGGTTCTTTACTATATAATCATTATTTACGTGACCACGCACTTGACAAAAAATATAGTGAAATTAAAAGTGGGGAAAAGATTAAATATTCTTATTTAAAATTACCTAATCCTATACGTGAAAATGTAGTTTCTTTTCCAGATTATTTACCACCTGAATTTAATCTTCATAAATATATTGACTATGATTTACAATTTGAAAAAACATTTATTGAACCAATCACACCAATCTTAGATGCAGTAGGATGGTCTTTAAAAGATGAAGCAACCTTGGAGGACTTTTTTGTATGAATTATATTTTTGACGTTGACGGTACACTAACTCTTAGTCGGCAAAAAATTAATACAGAGTTTAAAGAATTCTTTTTAAATTTTATTAAAAAGAATAATTGCTATTTAGTTACAGGTAGTGATTATGAAAAAACACTTGAACAATTAGGAGAAGACATTTGTGAAAATGTAACTGCCTCTTTTAATTGTGCAGGAAATAGCGTTTGGCAAAAGGGAAAACAAACATGGGCTAATGAGTGGAAACTTCCTGCAGATGCAAGAGAATGGTTGGAAGGCATGTTAGAAGAATCTGGTTTTTATCGTAAAACCGGTAATCATATTGAAGAACGACCTGGTATGGTTAACTTCAGTATTGTTGGTCGTAATTGTAATCTTGAAGAAAGAGCAATGTATAGAGAATGGGATCAACATAAAAATGAACGTCAATTTATAGCAGCAGCTTTTGAAGATACGTTCGGTCTTTCTGCTCAAGTTGCAGGAGAAACAGGAATTGATATCGTTCCACCCGGCGCAGATAAAAGTCAAGTAGTAGGATGGATTGAAAAACCAATTGTTTTCTTTGGCGATAAAATGCAATTAGGTGGAAATGATTATCCACTAGTAAAAGCTCTTGAACAATATAGTAATACCAATTCTATTCAAGTTAAAGATTGGAAAGACACACAAAGAATGTTATGGGCATTAGAAAATCCGGTTGTACATGAGCACGTAGGTGTGGTATAATATATTATGCGTTTCAAGAATGTTGTGGTGATTGTCGATGCATGGCAAACTTGGCCTGATGAAGATGTTAGAAGTCACGCACTTATTGAAACAGAAGCACATACATTTGGTAATTACATAAATACAATGTTACCTTATATAAGAAATGTAAGTGAAGTGTTTCATTATACCGGATATCCAGAATATAAAAAATATGGATTAATGGAATCTATAGACAGAAAAAATGATAAAGTAATATACAAATTAAGTGATGTAATTGATGATGATAGATATATTCATCACTGGATAAACAACGTAAATAGAATTTATGTATGTGGATTTCACTATGATATTTGCGTAAATAATGTATTAGAAAAATACGAAAAAAAATGGGATGTTCCAAAAGAAAAATTAGGAGTACTTTTAAATATGACAATTCCACACCCATGTGGCACATATAAGTTTAGTCAACCTGACTATGATCATTATATGTTTACGATTAGAGGATCATTTGAAAAAATTAAGGAGTTTAAATTATGAGTGATTGGGCAAATGACATTTACATGATGCACAATAAATTTGGAGTACGTGAATGGTTTGATAAAAATAAAGAAGATAAAGATCTTATGCGGAAATATATTATGTTTCGTATGCTAATGATTGGTGAAGAATATCAAGAAACATTGTCAGCTATTAATAATTCTGATGCAGAAGAAGTTGTTGATGGCCTTATTGATATGTGTGTATTTGCTATCGGTACTCTTGATGTAATGGGAGTAGATGCTAATGAAGCATGGGATAGAGTGTATGAAGCTAATATGGCAAAAAAGCCTGGTGTAAAACCTGGTCGGCCTAATCGTTTTGGTTTACCTGATTTATTAAAACCTGGCGGTTGGAAAGGTCCAACTCACGAGGGGAATGTTGGTGATCTACCACGCATTATTGACTGATGACTGAAGGACCATTTAAGACCGCATTTGATTCTGACACTGACGGTGTAGTTAGGCGTGAAATTATTACTTATCGTATGCGGAATGGCATGATGATAAAAGAAGAAGCAAGCCGTGATTATTATGCCTCAGGTGATTATCACGATACAAGCAACACCAAGCCTTTGGTTCACCGGTGATGTATAATGCAAACAACCTTAACTATATTCAAATCAATATTTGATAATAAGACTCATCGTAAGATGGAGTTTTCAACCTTTATGGAATTTGAAAGCTTTCTTTACAAATTATCAAAGACTAAATATAGTAATAAAAAAGAAGCATCACTCATTTCACCTGCTACATATATATTAGACTCAACACGTGCTAATAAGAATGTAGTTGATTGGGGTGGGTGGTGTGCAATTGACGTTGATGATCATCAGTTTGAAGGTAATTTAAAAGAGGAGCTAATAAAAAAATATGGTGAGTATCATTTTGTCTGTTATTCTACTGCTAGCTCTAGAGAAAACTTTCCAAAGTTTCGTATGGTCTTCCCAATTACGCAAAGAGTTGAAGCAAATAACCTCCCACATTTCTGGTTCGCACTCAACAGCGAATTTGGATCCATTGGTGATAAACAAACTAAAGATTTATCACGAATGTATTATATCCCTGGTACGTACGCTGGCAGTTTCAACTTTATCTTTACTAATCCTGGCGAGTATATTGATCCGCTAAAACTTATGAGAAAGCACGCTTATGTTGAAAAGAAATCAAGTTCATCTTTCTTAGATCGTATGCCAGAAGAATTACAAAAACAAGTAATAGAATATAAAAAATCTAAATTAACAAATACAGACGTCACTTGGACTGGATATAAGGATTGTCCATTTTTTCCTCGTAGATTAGAGTCAGAATATAAAACAATAAGTAACACTGGTTGGTATCATAAGATGTATCAAATCATGGTTGCTTTAGCAGGAAATGCTTTGAAAAATCAATATCCAATCACCGCACAACAAATGGCAGAGTTATGTAGAGAACTAGATATTGAAACTGGAAACTGGTATGCAAATCGTCCATTAGAAGTAGAAGCAGATAGAGCATTGGAGTACGCTTATAGAAATGTCTAAAATCGTATTAGTCACAGGTGGATTTGATCCTATACATTCAGGTCATATTTCTTATTTAAGTCAAGCTAAAAAATTAGGAAATAGATTAGTAGTTGGATTAAATTCTGATGAATGGTTAGCAAGAAAAAAAGGGAAAGCCTTTTTACCATATGAAGAGAGGGTAGCAATTGTTGAAGCGCTTGAAATGGTTGATTGGATTATTGAGTTCGACGATTCTGATAATAGTGCTATTAACGCTATTGATAAGATTCTTTCTGACACTATGGACACTGTTGTATTCGCTAATGGCGGAGACAGAAATAATGAAAATACTCCTGAGTTTTTAAAATATCAAAATCATCCTGATGTAGAATTTGTTTTTGGTGTTGGTGGTGATAAAACAAATTCTTCTAGTTGGATATTAGATGAATGGAAAACACAAAAAACACTTAGAGATTGGGGTTATTGGAGAGTGTTAGATGATAAAGGAACAGTGAAAGTAAAAGAACTTGTAATAAATCCAGGCTGCAGTTTAAGTGATCAAAGACATTATCATAGAAGCGAACATTGGTATATATTAGAAGGTTCTATGAAAATGGATATTGAAAGAGGTGATATTATTTCAACCAATGTTGGTAGAGACGAAACGATAATTTTAAAACAACATCAGACTTATATTATACATAGAGAAGATTGGCATAAAGCTTATAATCCATTTGATAAACCTTGTCACATATTAGAAGTTCAATACGGAACTAAGTGTATTGAAGAAGATATAGAAAGAAGATGATAAAAGCAGAAAAAGAAATTATTTGGCATCTTACATGTACTCAATGTAAAGGACATTGGAGTTACGCTACAATGGAAGAAAACTATTGTATTGAAAGAGGTAACTTACATTGTCCACATTGTGGTAAAAAAGAATCCGTAAAAAAAACGTAAGTGATTGTTTTTAAATGAAACAAAATGGTGTACAATTCATAAGAACTGTGGTAGTATAGTAATTATGAATGGATGGAAGGCGATACAATGTGCAAAGCTAAAGACAATCATTATGAAATATACTCTGCAATTTTAACAGTGGCTAAACAACTTGAACCACTATATGGTACTAGTGATGAAATCGATGGTGTAATTACTTTCTCACTAGGCAACGCACTCTTCGGTGCACCTAATATTTTTAATGGAATGTGTACGCCATCGTGTCAATTTACTCAAAAACCTGGACCAGGTAGAGACACAACATGGGAACATATATGGGGTCGTAAAAATTCATCAATCACAATTATAGAACAAATTCGTAAAGGCAAAAGCGATAAATTTTTAGTTAATCTTATTAAGTCTCGTTGTAGAGTTGCTATTACTTTGAAGACAGAAAATCAAGCTCTGAAACCATATCAGAATGATGAAGAACTAGCAAAGAAACATCCTCGACAAGCATATAAAGCAGCGGGACTTACTTGGGTTAATTGGGTTGGAAACAAGGTTTACAATATTGAAGGAATAACTTATAATACTCGTGAGGCAATATTAAACGATTATGATTTAACTCCTGAACAATTGACATACCGTTTAAGCAAAGCCGCGACAAAATGGAAGGACTGGACAATTGAAAGAATCAATTAAAGTATTACAGCGTGCAGCTGAAATTCAAAATAAAAAAGGTAATGATTACCAAAATCCTAATTCACGAGTACGTCAAGCAATGTACTATCCTCGTGGTTGTGCTACTATTCTAGATACCATGCAAGCTAAAGTATTACGTATTCAATCTGTGCTTGAAGCAATGGAATTGGATAGGGATTATAATCCTAATTTCGAATCCCTTGAAGATTCATGCATAGATATAATTAACTATGCTTCATTCTTTATTGCATATATGAATGGAAACATAGATGGTCAGAATCCTGAGCATGATTTTTTAAATAGACCTAAAAGGAAAACAGATGAATCAGAAAACGTGGACAGCTGATATTGGCGAAGATTCAAATGGAGAATTAGTAGTTAATTTACCATCAGATATTCTTAACCAAATGGGATGGGATGCTGGTACTGAATTAATTTGGGAAGAACATAACGACGGAACATGGAGTTTTAGAAAAAATGAGAATCCTGATAATGGGACTGCCGGGAGCGGGGAAAACACACCTAGCTAAAAGGTTACAAATTCATTTAAATTGTGCTTGGTATAATGCTGATAAGATTAGAGAGCAAGCCAATGATTGGGACTTTACTCCATCTGGCAGAAATAGACAAGCAGAAAGAATGAATACTCTTGCATTATTTGAAGGATCTCGTGGTCGTACTGTTATTTGTGATTTTGTTTGTCCTACTGGAGAAACACGTAAACAGTTTATAGCTGATATTACAATATGGATGGACACAATAGAAGAGGGTAGGTTTGATAATACTAATAAAATATTTGAAAGACCTACAGAAGTTGATTATCATGTAAAGTCTTTCATGTCTGATGAAGAAATAATTAACTTCGCAAAAGTATTAAGAGAGGATTTTCCAGGTGTTTGATCATAAAAAACCAACAACGCAAATGCTAGGTCGATGGCAGCCTTGGCATGCTGGGCATACAGAATTATTTAAAAGAGCTTTAGCAGAAACTGGTCAAGTTGCTATTATGATTCGAGATGTTGGTGGTATTATTGGATCTGATGCTGGTGGTGGAAGAACTGTAGCACAAGATGATAATCCTTTTGACTATAGTCAGGTTGTACAAAATATTCAAGTCGCATTACATAAAGAAGGTTTTGCATATAACGAGAAATACATTATTATGAAAGTTCCTAATATTGTAGACATTAGTTATGGGAGAGGTGTAGGTTATACATTCACTGAACATGATTTAGGAAAAGACATACACGATATTAGCGCTACAAAAATTAGAGCTCAGCTACGTAAGGATGGTAGACTTTGAAAAATTTTATTGGTATATACGACAATTCCATTAGTGATGAATTGATACAAGACTATTTTGATTATTGGGATAATAATCAAGTTTTTGTTAAATCTGGTATGGTTGGAAATAATGGAAAGGTTGTTGTAAATACTGATGTAAAAGATTCACAAGATTTAACATCTAATAATCTTCCAGGTGAGTTGATTATGAGGTATCAAACCTCGTTACAAAAAGTTTTAAATGAATATTTAAAAGAATATGAACATGCTAATAACGTTGATCAATTTAGAATTATACAAGAATATAATTTTCAATGCTATCCTCCAGGCGGAGGTTTTAAAACTTGGCATCATGAATTAGCTCATCATAGAACAGATGGAACTCGACATTTAGTTTTTATGACATATTTAAATACTGTTAAAGATGGTGGCACTGAATTTTTATATCAAGATTTAAAAGTTGATGCTGTCAAAGGTAGGACAATAATTTGGCCACCAGGTTTTACACATACTCATAGAGGAGTAATAGCTCAAGAACCTAAAGCAATTTTAACAGGATGGTGGAGCTTAGTACCACAATGAGTCTCCATATCTTTGCATCGCCAATGGTAGCATTTTTTATGATACTCATATGGGCAGCATTGTTTGGTGATACTGTATTCTTTCTAATAGAAAATAATATGATTGAAGAATGGATTATTTGTATACAGATTTATATTTCAATAATGTTATTAGTAAAATTTAAAAGGACTTTGTATAAATGAGAATTATCGCCGGACCATGTCAACATGAAACCTTTGAACAAAGTTTAGAAATCGCTTTACATTGTAAAGATGTTTGTGATAAGTACGAAGCTGAATATTATTTTAAAGCTAGTTTTGATAAAGCAAATAGAACAAGCTTGACTGGAAAACGTGGTCTTGGTATGCCAATGACTCTACATCATTTCCGTGATTTAAAAACCGAAATACCTGGTCTTAAAATTCTTACTGATGTTCATAGTGTAGAACAAGTTAGACAATTGGGGTATCAAGGTAGTGGAAATCTAGTAGACGTACTACAGATTCCAGCATTTCTCTGTAGGCAAACAGATTTAATTGTTGAAGCTTGTAGAACAGAGAAAATAGTAAATATAAAAAAAGGTCAATTTCTAGCGCCTTGGGATGTTACAGGAATTTTAAGTAAAACACAAGGTGCTAAAGAAGTATGGATAACTGAAAGAGGTACAAGTTTTGGATATAATAACCTTGTTGTCGATTTCACTGGTGTTGACTATATGCTTAATAATTATGACTGCGATATTGTTCTCGATGTTACTCACTCTGTCCAAAAGCCCGGCGGAATTGGACATTGCTCGGGCGGTGCTCCTATTCACGTGCCTGGGTTGGCTCGTTGTGGGGCTGCTTTGGGGGTCACTTCCTTCTTTATCGAAGTCCACCCTATGCCTGAATCCGCACCCAGTGATTCGGAAAGTATGCTTAGATTAGATGATTTTGAAAGAGTTGTAGATGAAATCCACCGCTATTCTTATTCCAGCGAGATATGAGTCAAGTAGATACCCTGGTAAGCCATTAGTTAATCTTGGTGAAATGACTATGATTGAAAGAGTGTATGAGACTTGTGCTGATACAGGTTTAGATACATATGTACTTACTGATGACTATAGAATTGCTTCATTATTTAATGACAATAATTGTCGATTAGATACTACAGAATATAATAATGGTACAGAAAGATGTGCCGGAGCGCTCGATAAAATACCAGAATATGATCAGTACATAAACGTTCAAGGTGATATGCCTGATGTGAATAAGCATATGATTAATAAAGTAATATGGCATTTAAAGCATTACCCTATCACTACTCTTTTCACCGATATGCCAGAAAAAATGCGAAATGATCCTAACTCTGTAAAAGTAGTAAGAGGTGGAGATAAAGCCCTTTGGTTCGGAAGAGGAATGGCAGGCTATGGCGATTGGCATTTAGGAATTTATGGATATAAAAGAAATCCTTTACAATTCTATAGCAAGTATGGTATAATAGAAGAAGAAAGAATAGAACAACTAGAGCAATTGCGCTGGTTAAAAACAGGTTGGGACATAGGTATACTGCATACTGAATTTAATGGAATAGAAATTAATACACCAGAAGATGAAAAAAGGTGGAATGAAAAATGGCTAATATAGAAATAATAACTAACCCAACTGGCAGATCTCCTGAGAATAAAATATTTTATGGAAACTTAGCTAGAAAACTAGATTTATCAAGACCAAAATATAATAAGATAGGCGAAGAAAAATATTTTTGGGAATTTTATGAAGATTTAAATGAATACAATTATAAACATTACTTGCATTTTTATACTTCTCGTCGCGGTTTTGCTGTCTTAACTAATGATGATAGACATGCTCAATTTGTAAGAAACATGTTTTCAGTAGTAGATGATCCAACTGAACATTATGCAGAATGGAAAATTATTCACAACACTGAAATTAATTGTCCACCTACAATTGCTGTACATTTAGATGAAAAAATTATGTTAATTGGTGGAACTACTTTTCTAGGTGAAATTAAAAAAGGAGTGTTTGGTATTTTAGGATTTGAATTACCAGACGAAAATGTTTTACCAATGCATTGTAGTGCTTTTACTTTTAAGGATAAAACTAATCTTATGTTTGGATTAAGTGGAACAGGTAAAACAACATTAAGTAGTGATCCTCAATTTGGTTTAATTTCAGATGATGAAGTATCTTGGAATGAAGAAGGCATCGCAAAAGTTGAAGAAGGCTGCTATGCTAAATCAGAAGGTTTGTCACCTGAAACACATCCAACTATTTTTAATGCTGTGGAAGCTGCAAAAAAAGCTGAAACATTAGTAATAGAAAATCCTGGTGCTGCTAATGCTAGATTAAGTTATCCTTTAAAGTATGTAGAAAATGCATATATAAATGATACACAATTCAAACATCCTAATAATATATTTTTTCTAACAATGGATGCTACAGGTAGTTTTCCTCCAGTAAGTAAAATTTCTGGAGAAACTGTAAGACGGTTCTTTGAAACTGGATATACAAGTCAAATGCCAGGCACTGAAGCAGGTGTTGAAGAAATTAAAAAAATATTTTCACCATGTTATGGATCACCTTTTATGCCTAGAAATGTAAATGTATATAGCGATATGTTAATGGAAAAAATAGAAGAACATGATGTTAATGTTTATTTAATTAATACTGGTATGGATAAAAAAGGTAAAAGATTTCCATTAGAATTTACTCGTAATTGTGTAACAAATTCTCTAATTAGAGGAGCCGAAGATAGAAGCGAAGAAGTCTTAGAAATCTTAGAAAGGATGATAAATGGGTGAAGTATTTACAGCAATTAGTATCCTGGCAATTATAATTATTGGATTTTATATTATTGCAGTAACGGAGATGAATAAATGAAAGCAGGAAAAGTATGGGGCACTACTGAGCTTATTGAAGCAAATGGTGCATTAGAGTTTCATCGTATTGAAATGGAAGAAGGCGGCGTGTGTTCTAAACACTTACATCGTTATAAATGGAATGGTTTTTATGTCGAATCTGGTAAGATGCTTATTCGTACATGGCAACGTGATTATGATTTAGTTGATATTACTATTCTTCATGAAGGTGATTATCACAAAGTTAAACCTGGTCTTTATCATCAATTTGAGTGTCTTAAAGAAGGCGTAGCATATGAGCTATACTGGGCAGAATTTAATCATAATGATATTGAGCGTGAAACTGTTGGTTATCATATTGATGATGATAGTGATCCATTTAGTGTAGATAAAATAGGTTGTTAATATGAAAGTAGGATTTACATGTAGTACGTTTGACTTGCTTCATGCTGGTCATATCGCAATGCTAAGAGAAGCAAAAGAACAATGCGATTGGCTTATTTGTGGATTGCAAGTAGATCCGTCTTGGGATCGTGAAGAAAAAAACTCACCTATTCAAAGTGTAGTAGAAAGATACAAACAACTTTCTGCAGTAAAATATGTAGATGAAATCATTGTTTATTGTACAGAATCCGATTTACTTGATATAATAAACATGTATCCAATTGATGTACGTATACTTGGTGATGAATATAAAGATAAAGATTTTACTGGCAAAGATGAATGTAGACGTAGAAATATTTCTTTATATTTTAATAAACGAGACCACAGATTTTCGTCATCAGATTTGCGTAAAAGAGTATTTGAAAGAGAGCTAGAAAAAAATGATTCTCCAAACGGTTAGTGACATACGTCAATTTTTTATTGATGAACTAAATGATGAAGCCTTTACTATAGATAAAACAGGTCAAAAAACTATTGAGTTAATTGGTGCTAATTTTTTATGCACTGAACCTGCTATTTTTGGTACACCTAGTCAAGAATATATTAACAAAGAAATAGCTTGGTATGAATCAGGTTCAACAAACATTTATGATATAAATGGTGTTGATTCAGATGCACCTCCTCAAGCATGGCAATACGCAGCAAATAAACATGGTGAAATAAATTCTAATTATGGTCACTTACTTTTTTCTGAAAAATATCATTATCAATTCCAACATGCCTTTGATGAATTACAAGCTAATCCAGATTCACGTCGTGCACAAATGATTTATAACCGTCCATCAATATGGTGTGAATATAATGAAGGCGGTAAATCTGATTTTATTTGCACTAATGCACAAACATTTTATATTCGTGATGGCATACTTTCAATGGTATCTCAAATGCGTTCTAATGATGTTGTTTATGGATATAAAAATGATTATGCTTGGGCACAATACTTAATGGATAAATTTGTAAGAGAATGGAATTCATTAGCAGAAATTTATGGTGAACATGGTCCTATTGAAAAAGGTATGTTAATGTGGCAAGTCATGAATTTACACGTGTATGAACGTCACTTCCATTTAGTTAAATAAGGATATGGAATGAAAGAATTTAGATGTGGTCCTGAATGGGATGAAAGAATTGTAAAACTAAATCCAGCTAAAAAGATTGGTGTGTTAATGTCATCAGGCGCTGACAGCACTACACTTTTTAAATTATTATGGGACAATTTTCCTGATACAGAAATTAGAATTTTTAATGTACAGACTTCATGGGATCCTAAGAAACCTTTAATTGAAGAAATCCTTGAAAAATTTGACGTTGATTTAGAATTAGAAATCATCGGAGAAAAGTATCATAATTGGGAAATGAAAAATCATTTTGCTAGACTTATGCTTGCGTTTCAAGATGTAAGAAATGATGAAGATATTGAAGAACTTTATTGTGGAAATATTTTGCCTCCACATCCTCAATGGTTTCCTCGTTGGAATGTAGACCAAAAGGGAATGGCAAAACGCCCATGGCTAACTAATGATAAATTTTGGAAGAATCCGTTTGAACATATTGAAAAATATCATGTAATTGATTTAGGAAGACGGAATGGATTTGACTATATTTATGACACAACTATTTCATGTAACACTCACGCCACTGAACCTTGTGGTTATTGTATGGGGTGTAGAGAATTAGAATATGCATATGATCAATTAGATAATGAAAAAGGTCTATCTCTTGATGAGTGTGCTAAAATTGCAGTAAATATGTATGGAGATATAGGATGGTAGACTTAGTTGAAAAATATAATCATGCTGCTAAGACATATTATGAAGAAAAATATGTTGATGGCGGATGGGAAAACAACATCTATATGCAAGATGAGAAAGATGCTCATGAGTTTTGGATGGAGAATATAGAAGAGGGAAAAATTATTTCATTAGGTGTTGGATCCGGACAAGACATTCCTATCTTACAATGGCCTGGACCAGAAAATTTTACAGGATATGATTTATCTCAAGGCATGTTAAATAATGCTAAAGAAAAGTTTAAAGATTATAACTTTGTTTTAGCTGATTGTAATGAAAATATAGATGATAGCTGTGATGTTCTTGTTAGTTTATTTGGTGTACCTAATTACATAGGTCTTCCTAAGTTGTTGGAGCACTATAGAAATTTTAATGCTCAGCATGCTTTTTTTATATTTTATGCAGAATGGTATGATGATGGCATTGCTGAAGAATACCATAAATACACTAAAGAAGAATTACAAAAATTGTTGTATCCTTATAATCCTATTATTAAACAACTAAATGAAAATTATTATATCGTTAAATGGTAGATGTTAATAAAATTTTACATTACTTGGATATGGCATATTAGTACTTGGAAGTTTAAAATTACACCTAAAGAAGTTAGATGTAATAATGAAACTACCAGGTATTATTCTATTAGAATAGGACCTATCTGGATGAAGTGGTATGTAAAATGAACTGGTTAATAGTAGTAATATTTGGAACATTGCAAGGCGATGTTTATATTTTTGAAAAGCCTAGGTTTGAAACTAGAGAAGAATGTATGGTTAGTATTAGAGATCCATTAGATCAAATCGCGTATCTTGGAAAATTAAAAGAAGAATATGGAAAAGACATGCCAATATTAGCAGTAAACTGTTTGCAAGAAAAAGTAATAAAAGAAATATTAAAAAAATCTTTTGGTGAAGAGCAAGAAGTATGAAATGGGATATACGATATTTAAAATTAGCAGAAGAAGTATCTAAGTGGTCTAAAGATCCATCTTCTCAAATCGGTGCTATTGCTGTAGGATCTAAAGGTCAAGTTTTATCTCAAGGATATAATGGTTTTCCTAGAGGAATAACAGATTCTCTTGATAGATATGCAGTGAGAGAAACTAAATACAAGTACATAGTACATGCTGAACAGAATGTAATTTATAACGCAACATACAACGGAGTATCATTAGATGGAGCTACCTTATTTGTTCATGGCTTGCCTGTTTGCAACCATTGTGCTCTTGGTGTTATTCAGGTAGGAATAAAAAGAGTTGTTATGCCAAGACAAAAAATAAAAGAACAGTGGGTCGAGTCATGGAATATGACTAAACAATTATTTGATGAAGCAGGCGTAGAGTATGAATTCATTTGCTGAAATGTATTCCAAAATTATAGAGGGATACAGATGGACAGTAATAAATGTAGACACTACTCATAGGTGTTTACTTCAATGTCAGTTTTGTTCACGCCAATCTGAAGTTCAAGGACAACCTATGATTTCTGATTATAGGAAATCTTATGGTGATTTAAAATCAAAAGAATTGAGAAAGTTAACTAACTTCGTAAGAAGTGGCATTTCATTTTGTGGTCAGATTTCTGATCCTATCTATCACAAAGATTTTATTTCATTATTGTCATCAATAGATGATGTAACATATTTAGAAAAAATCGAAATTCATACAAATGGATCTGGAAAAAAACAAGAGTATTGGGATGAACTTGTAGATGTAGCTTGGCAACTTCCAACTAGAATAGAATGGCACTTTGGTATAGATGGCATAGATGAAAAAGCAGCTATTCATAGAGTTGGCCAAGATTTTCATTCAGCTTTTGAGGCAATGAAATATGTAGCATCAAGGCAAAGAAGAGAACCTGAATGGGAAAGGTGGAGAGTCATTTGGCAATACATTCCATTTGCATATAATGAACATGATATTATGAAAGCAAAAGAAATGGCAGATGAAATAGATGTAGAATTAATATTACTTACTTCAGGTAGGTTTAATCCTGACAGTCCAGTTGCTCCTCCTACAAATATAAATTTAATTTCTAAAAAACTATTTGGTGAGAAAAAAAGAGTATGAAACTTTATCCTCAATGTTGGAGCGTAACAATGGAAGGCGATTATAAACCCAATGATGGATTTCCTGGTGCAGGAAATGGTTTAGCCTTTACTGCTTCAGGGCATCTTCTTCCTTGTTGTTATTTAGATAAGTATCACAACTATAAAAATAATACTAAAAATTTATGGGATGATGAATTAAGAGTTGATCGAAATGATGACATTCTTGATATTATAGAATCAGAACAGTGGTATAACTTTCACAAAGAATTATATGAACATCCTGAAAATGCATGTAAAGAATGTCACATGCATTGTTCTTCACCAAAATAAAAAAAATAGTTTACATTTGTGTAAAAATATGTTAGAATTATATTTAATAATCATAAATACGTATATCACACACTTGTAAATTTAAGGAATCATAAATGACTAGAATTGCTATTATCCTTGGTCGTGGTACTGAAGGCTGCGGTGTAACACAATGTGCTATTCAAATGCAAAAAGTAACAGGAGCAGATATCTATTCTGCAATTGATAAAAAATGGGGACGAGCTAAAGGATTAGAAATTGATCAAAAAGAATTTGTAATGGGTACGCAGTGGGAATTAACTGCAGATGTTATTAATTCAATGTATGATTTAGCAATCATTTATTCAGTACCTTCTAAGTCTCATCCACAAGATTGTCAAGATAATTTTGTACCATTTTTACAGAGACTAAAAATACGTAAAGCGTTTATTAATGTAGACCATAAAGCTGCTTCAATAGCACGTAATGCTAATCTAAAAGAAGTTTGCGAAAATGTTGATGTCATTATGACTCACAGTCTTGAAAATGATTTCTCAAAATTTATGAAGAAAAATAGAATCCAAACTCCATTAACTAAAATGGGTTTGGGTTTTGATTATGAGGATCACCGTCAAAAGTATTGGCGACCAATTGAAGAACAACAGCATAATATGGTT